AGAATTAGAAGCTGAATATGCTAAAATGTTAGCAAAATATAAATCATTAGGCGGTAATGGTTGGCAATATGCAGATCGTGAACAAAATCTTACATCTCAAGAACGTGAAGCACGTAGTATGGAGCATGGATTACAACATTTGCATGCTCGTATTGCCAAAGCTAAAAAACATGGTGAGCAAGGTGTAGCGGAAGGCGGCGGAGCAAAACAAGCCGCTATTGCGATTGCTAAAAAAGAGTCGGGCAAATACAATAAAGATGGCAAGCGTTTAAAAGAAACAGCTACCGTAGGTGCTACTAGCTCAGCTAATATCGGTACAGTAGTAAGCCCACATATTGCAATTGGTAAGAAACGTGGTAATAAATCATACACTGGAACCCCTGGTCACAGTGGAAAACATGCACCAAAACCACCCAAAGTAGTACAACCTAAAAACAAAGATGGTACAGCTAAAAATGGTGCTGATTTAAAGGGCACTAGCTTATTCGGCGGACCAGCATTAAAACGATAAATATATAAAGACAACGGAGTATACTCATGCCAGCAGATTTAGACAACCAATCACCAGAAATGGATCAAGAAATGGGCGCAGACGCACCAGCAGATATGGGCGCAGACCCAGGTGCAGAAGGTCACGGCGATCAAGAAGGTGCAATGGCCAAACAAGAGCTAATCAAATTAGCTAACTATGCCACAAATTTACAAGAACACATCGAAGACGGTGAAGAGTTAGAAGCATGGGTACAAAGTAAGATTACCATTGCCGCTACTAACATCGCTAGTGTTTATCACTATCTTGCTTATGAAAAGAAAATCGGCGAGTACGGCGATAAACTTGATAGCGTTCCAATGAGCGAGAGCAAAAAACTTGCTATTAAGAACTGGCTAATGGAAGCTAAAGCTAAAGTTAAAGAACTTAAAAAAGCACAAGTTGAAAAAGTTAAAGAAGGCCAATCAGATTTGAAAAAATCTGGTGACAGTTTTAAAACACGTACTGGTGTAGCAACTAAAACATCTACCGGTATCAAGCATACAAACACTAGTCACTCTGATGAAGAGCACGGCGAGCCAGCAAGTAATGTAAAAGCAAGATCAGCCGCTGACAAAGCAGGCGAAAAGGCAGCTGACAAAGCAAGTGAAAAAGAATCTAAAGCATGGGGCAAAGCTAACCCAGGTAAGCAACACATTTACAAAGACGGTAAAAAAGTAAATGAAGCTAAAGGTAAAAAACCAGAATGGTTAGAAAAAGCTGAAGTTGAAGCTGAATTAAAATCTGGTGCAAAAGTTTCTCCGGCAGAAAAGAAAAAAGTTGGTGTTAAGGAAGGCGCAATGTCTGCTGGTGAAAAAGCTCACCATCATGCAATGGAATATGCAAAACACCACAAGTCAGGAAATCTTGAATTAGCTATGCATCACAGAGAAGCATGCGAAGAGTGCGGTGGTTCAATTAAGCACGGTGCAATGGGAGAATGTTTCCATAGTCACCCACATCTTAACCACGGACAGATGTATGAGTGCGATCCAACTCCAGGTGCAGTAATGGCTCCAGTTGCTGAAGGCAAATCAAAATGTACTTGCGAGTCTACTGGTAAATCAAAATGCTCAGTTCATGGCAAAATGGACGAAGGTAAAAAAGCTAAACCTGATTTCTTAGATATGGACGGCGATGGCAACAAGAAAGAGCCAATAAAAAAGGCTATCAAAGATAAAGCTATGAAAGAAGCCGCACCTCGTGGTCAAAGAAGTCAAGACTCTGCTATAAAAGTAGCTCAGATTGGCAAAAGCAAAAGCCCTGGTGCAAACTTAAAACAAGGAGCAGAGGACGCTCTTGAAAAAGGCAATCATAAAAAGATTGATCAAATACATCAATATGCAACGACTACTACTCCTACAGGTAGAGCAAAGAAAGTTTCCGAAGCTAAACCAAGTGCAGGTCTAAGTGCCGCTAAGAAATCAGCAGTTGTCAAAGCCGCTAAGAAAGGTGAAGACATTGGCAAACCAGGTAAAGGTTTTAAGGCTCTTGCTAAGAAAGCCGGTGGCGGTGAGAAAGGTGAGAAGATTGCCGCAGCCGCTATGTGGAAGAACATCAAAGAAACTACAGCATACCTAGCTGAAAAGAAAAAGAAAGAAAAAATGACTGATGAGAATTTAACAGTAGTTCCAAATCCATCAGGTGCTAAGGATGCTGAAGAAGCTAAAAAGTTAGGTGCCGCAATGCCAGCACCAGCAGGTAAAAAAGATCCAATTAGCGAATCAGTAGATCGTATGCGCGAACTAACAAGTCGTTTAAATCGTGCAGAAAAACCTATGGTTGCTGAATCACGTGAAGTCGATCAAATCCGTGCATTAACAAAACGTCTATTGGGATAATTCCGATGGACATGAAGCGCATACTACAGGCGTTAGATGGAGTTTCTACTAAACCTGTAGTAGGCGTTAATGACATGGCTAAATTTTTATCTATTGTAGATAAAAACGCATCTGTAGAAGTTCTTAACGAAGGTAAAGATCCTCACAAAGTAACATTGCCAGTACAAATGGCAATGCAACACTATCAAAAACCAGAAGTTAAAAAACCAACAGTAGTTAAAGTCACAGCAGAAAATATTGTTAGCAAATACTTTCACAAAGTAGAAGAAGAGTTTGCAGAAGAAAAACAACGCAGACGTAATTTAATTAATCAATATGCCGGAGTCATTGCAGAACGTGTAATGATGAAAGAAAGCGATTTGTCACATACTAGTTTACATAACGGCCCAGGTTTAGAAACGCCTCCCGATACAGGCGGACATTATGGGTTAGGTGAAACTCCTATCGAATTTGATAAAGAAAATCCAGTTGCTAGTACCATACATAGTCACAATAAAGCCAACCCAGGAAGTATAGAATATCGCATCATGCGAGCTCGCCGTCAATTACAGGATCTAGCTAAACAAGCTGAAAGTAATGAATTGTCTTCTTGGGAACATATTGCAAAATTATTTCCAGAATTAGCCATGAACATTGATCAAATTCAACATGGCATAGAAGAATTAGCGAAGATACGAAAAGCAGGTGGCCGTCGTACAGGCAATATACCTAAGAATATCGGCGAATCGAAAAAATAAATATAGTACCCGGGGAACAAAATGGACATAAAAGATATACTTACTAAATTAAGCACTATTTCAGAAGCGCCTGTTACAGATGGTTCGGGCAAACCTGTTACTACTACAAGCACAGGTACTAATCCTGCTGCCGGTGGTGACGATATTGCAACAATTAAAAAATACGTCGATAATACAAAAGGCGAAGCGTTTATCGATAGTAAAGACGGAATGGTCAAATATATGGATGTAATGGGTGCTAGAGATACTGGCGGAACTCCTCAACCTAAAGTTATGCCAAGCGACTGGATTCAACGTTACGCACCAGATTTAGCAAAAGCATTAGCATCAACCGGTGCTGGGCAAGCTGTTAAAGGTGGCCCATTCGGAATGAAATTAGATCAAGGTACTAAAGTTGATCTAGCAAAATTACAACAAGGTGCCGCACCTGCTGGAACAACTACTGGTCCAAAAGGCAGTAGTGCAGACGCAGTTAAAAAATTACAAGATTTAGTAGCAAAATTAGAAGCTTCACTTGCAGTGAAAAAAGAAAGTATTGCAGAAGCACGTCTTGTTAAACTTACTCAAGATAACTGGGCATTAGTTCTTGCAGATGGCACAGTTTCTGAAATTCCACAAGAAGATTACGAAACAGTTTTAGAATCTATTGTAGAATCTGACGTTAGTATTTCAAGCACACTAGTTGAAAGTTTCGGTTATGCTGTAAACGAAGATACACGTTATTTTTATGCTCCTAACGGAATGTTAGTAGAATATAGCTGGGATGAATTTAAATCAGATGCTGGAGATTTCGGACGCGGAGCATGGAATGGTGTTACACTAGGTGCTGGTGATAATATTGTTGCTGGTGCTAAGAGTTTGTTTGGTCCAGGAAAGTACAAAGACGAATTAGCAAAACAAACAGCCGCAAGTAAAGAAGCAGAAAAACGTAGTCCATGGTTGTATGGTGCAGGCAATGTAGCAGGATCACTTGCAATGCCAGTTCCTGGTGGTGCTATTGCTGGCGGATTAATCAAAGGTGCTACCAAAGGCGCTCAATTAGCACGTGGTGCTACTGCACTTGGTACAAACTTAGCCGCACAAGCCGGTGTTGATAAACTTAAACAAGTAGCAGATACAAAAACTTTAGGCTACGATCCTAACAAATATCCAACAAGTAAACCAGAAATTATGGCTTTCCAAAAAGCTAATGGTTTAACTCCTGATGGCATCATTGGACCTAAGACTAAAGGCATTTTAGATAAGATGGGAATGGAGCCAGAAGCGCCAGCAGGTGCAGTTCCATCAGTTGCTGAAAGCATTAAATCACTTTCAGAAAAACTAGCAATGATTGAAAGCGGCCAATGGCGTTTAGAAGAAGACGCAGATTATCGTGTATGGTTGTTAGAAGACGGTACTGTAGTTGATGAAGAGGGTAAAGTATTAGACAATGATGTATTCGAAACAGTAGCATGGGATTCCGCTATTGACGAAGCATGGTATGATGCACTTACTAAAGGCGCAAAAGCATTTGGTAGAGGCGTTGTAAACAAAACAAATCCTCAAGCAATGGGCGCAGGTGGCAAGTTTTTAGGTACAACAGGAGCTGAAAAAGCTCTTAACAAAGCCGGACGTCAAGTTTACAAAGGTGGTGCGGCAGTAGCAAATACTATCAAAAAGAATCCAATCAAAACTGCATTAGGTGCAGGTGCATTAGGATTAGCCATAGGTAGTAGTGGCGGCGCAACTGCTCCAGCAGGAACTACAACTCCAGCAGGTGGTCACAGTGGCGGAACTGCTCCAGCAGGAACTACAACTCCAGATGCAACAGCATTAACTCCAGAACAACAAGATTTGATTAAACAAATTCATGACACAATGAATCAAGACTTTGGAGATGATCCAGAATGGATTAAAGCTACAGGGCATGCTCAAGTTGTTTTAGATAAAGCTGAACATGCAAATCCTGCACAAACAGCAATGGATCAATCACACGATACAGCATCTACTCAGTTTTCACAACCAGCAGGTGATGCGGCTAAGGATCCAGCAAAGAATCCAAATCCAGCAACTAGTATCCCTGGTGGTCCACAAACTGCGGCAGGCAATACTCCAGCATTAACACCAAAAGCAACCAATGAAAGCGATGAGTTGACTCGTTGGTTAAGAATAGCTCGCGGAGAGTAATCAAAATGGCAGACTTAGTTCTGCCATTTTCACCTCTAAAATTTCATAGAGGTTGCATTTACGAGATAAGTAGTTTATAATAGGCATATACATTAGGAGATTTACATGGGCGGTCGTTCATACGGTGCAGAAGAAAAAGCAAAACTAGAACGTTTAATTAGCGAAGGTTCTACAGTATTGCGTGAAATTGAAGATTTACAAGAAGGCTTAAAAGAAACTGTTAAAGCAGTTGCAGAAGAATTACAAGTCAAACCAGCAGTCATTAATAAAGCAATTAAAATTGCTCATAAAGGCGACTGGGCTAGTCATAATGAAGACTGGGAAGAGATTGAAGCAATTTTGGATATTACTAAACGTATCTAATAAGTATTGCTAGGAAAGGTATGCGGGCCATAAACCGCACGAAGGTATTTGCAAGCCCTAAATTGCATGGAGAAGAAAATTTATGTCTTATGTAGACGCATGGTTTGACCGCGAGAATGATATTGTTCGCGTAGTCGAACGTAATCAAAAAGGCAACAGAGAATTCAGAGACATTCCTGTGCGCCACACATTTTATGTAAAAGATCCCCGAGGGAAATTTCAATCAATTTACGGCGATCCGCTTACACGTATTGTTTGTAAAAATACAAAAGAACTACGTAAAGAACAAGCTATTAACAGTGGTAAAGAACTTTACGAAGCAGACATTAATCCAATCTTTGTTACACTAAGTGAACATTATTTAAATCAAGATGCTCCTAAATTAAATGTAGCATTTTTCGATATTGAGGTAGACTTTGATCCAGAACGTGGCTACGCATCACCAGATGATGCATTTATGCCTATTACTGCGATTGCTGTCTACCTACAATGGTTAGAAACTATGGTATGTTTGGCTATTCCACCTAAAGGTCTTAAGATAGAAGAAGCCAAGGAAATGATTAAAGACTTTCCTAATACATATTTGTTTGATAACGAAGCAGATTTGTTAGATATGTTTTTAGATCTAATCAAAGACGCAGATATTATAAGTGGTTGGAATAGCGAAGGCTTCGATATTCCGTATACTACAAATAGAGTAATTAAAGTATTAAGCAAAGAAGATACAAGACGTTTTTGTTTGTTTGATCAATTGCCTAAAAAGCGTGAATATGAAAAATATGGACGAACTAGTACAACATATGACTATATTGGACGTGTGCATTTGGACTATTTAGAGTTGTATCGCAAATATACATATGAAGAACGTCACAGTTATAGGTTGGATGCTATTGCCGAATATGAATTAGGCAAACGTAAAACACAATACGAAGGTACTTTAGATCAATTATATAACAATGACTTTAAGACATTTGTTGAATATAACATTAATGACTGTAAACTACTTGATGATCTAGACAAGAAGTTGAAATTCATGGATCTTGCTAATACACTAGCACATGAAAACACAGTATTACTGCAAACTACAATGGGTGCTGTAGCTGTAACCGAACAAGCTATTATTAACGAAGCACATCGAAGAGGGTTTCAAGTACCTAATCGCAAGAAGATGAGCGAACGTGAAGATAACGAAGGTGCGGCTGGTGCGTATGTTGCGTATCCTAAAGAAGGTATTCAGGATTGGGTTGGTTCATTAGACATTAACTCACTGTATCCTAGTGCTATTAGAGCACTTAACATGGGCCCAGAAACAATTATCGGGCAGTTACGTCAAACTAAAACAGATGAATTCATCGAATTGCAAATTGCTAAAGGTAAATCATTTGCGGCGGCATGGGAAGGCAAGTTCGGTACAGACGAATACGAAGCAGTAATGGCACAAGAAATAGGAACAGACATCACTATCGACTGGGAAGATGGGTCTAGTGATGTATTGAGTGCTGCCGAAGTGTATCGTTTAATATTTGAAAGTAATCAACCTTGGATGATTAGTGCTAACGGCACAATCTTTACCTATGAAAAAGAAGGTATTATTCCTGGTTTGCTAAAACGTTGGTATGCTGAACGTAAAGAAATGCAGGCTAAACTTAAAGAAGCAATTAAAGCAGGAAACAAAGTCGAAGAAGAGTACTGGGATAAGCGTCAACTTGTTAAGAAGATTAACCTTAATAGTTTATATGGTGCTATTCTTAACAGTGGATGCCGTTTCTTTGATAAACGTATTGGTCAATCTACTACATTAACTGGTCGTCAAATTGTACGACACATGGCTGGTAAGGTAAATGAGATTATTGCTGGTGAATATGACTACAGAGGTAAGGCTGTTATTTACGGTGATACCGATTCTTGTTATTTTAGTGCATATAAAACCTTACAAAAAGACATTGAAGCTGGTAAAATTCCTTGGACTAAGGAAACAGTTATCGGATTATACGATCAAATCGGTGAAGAAGTTAATACTACATTCCCACAGTTTATGTTAGATACTTTCCATTGCCCTAAATCGCGTGGTGAAGTTATTAAGGCAGGACGTGAGATTGTTGGTAGTAAGAGTTTATTCATTACTAAAAAACGTTATGCAGTTCTTTATTATGATAAAGAAGGTAAGCGCACAGACGTAGATGGAAAAGCTGGCAAAATTAAAGCGATGGGGTTAGATCTTAAGAGATCCGACACTCCAGAATTTATTCAAGACTTCTTAAGTGAAGTACTTGAAATGGTTCTTATGGGCAAGCCTGAACAAGAAGTTCTTGATCACATTAGTGAATTTAGAATTAGATTTAAAGCTCGTCCAGGTTGGGAGAAAGGTAGTCCGAAACGTGCTAACAACATTACAGACTACCAAGCCAAAGAAGCAAAAGCAGGCAAAGCAAATATGCCTGGTCATGTACGTGCTAGTATCAACTGGAATACGTTGAAGCGTATGTTTAATGACAAATATTCTATGAGTATTACAGATGGTGCAAAAGTTATTGTTTGTAAACTCAAGCCCAATGCAATGGGTTTCACAAGCGTAGCCTATCCAGTAGATGAATTACGGCTCCCACAGTGGTTTAAAGACTTACCTTTTGACCATGCAGAAATGGAGGCTACCATTATCGACAAGAAGCTAGACAACTTGATTGGTGTACTAAAATGGGACATAGGTAGTACCGAAGAAAAAAATACATTTAACAGTTTATTTGAGTTTTAATATGAAAAGAAAAATTATAGTTGCAGGATATGGATTTGTTGGCAAAGCAGTTGCAAATGCCATTGATAAAAATAACACAATCTACATTGTTGATCCGAAAATAAGTGAGCAAACAGTAAAAGATTATCCGTATGCCGAAGGTGTTATTATCTGTGTAGGTACACCTAGTACCGAATTAGGTGATTGTGATGTTAATCAAATTTATCAAGTAATGGATACAGTACCTGTACATATACCTGTATTACTTAAATGCACTGTACCGCCTAATTATCTAGAAAGACTTTTGGTAAATTATCCCAACCACAGTATAGTTTATAGTCCTGAATTCCTTAGAGCAGTTAGCGCCAATGATGATTTCTTAAATCAAACTTATATGGTAATCGGTGGTGACGATCCCGAAGGGTTCTGGCAAACATTGTTTCAAGATTCATTGCCTAAACTAAAATTAGTTTTTAATACTAGTATTGTAGAAGCTAGTATGATCAAATATGCTACTAATTGTTTTTTAAGTATCAAAGTAGCGTTCTTTAATCAACTTTATGATATGTGCGAGAAGAACGGCGCAGATTATGAGTTAATTAGACAAGTACTTACACACGATTTACGTATTGGCAATAGTCATATGATGGTTCCTGGACCAGATGGATCACGTGGATTTGGTGGTGCATGTTTTCCAAAGGACACTAGTGCGTTTGTACACTATGCCGATAGTATTCAAATATCACACACGTTGGTGGAATCAGCAATAAAATATAACAAAAAGATAAGAAAAAGTCATTGACTTTTAACAAAAACCTAAATATAATCATAAAACATGGAGAATAATATGAAAGATTTTTTACAAGACCTAGTAGCACATACACACAGCTTAGGTTTCCTACCGCTAGTTAAAATTTCAGCAACTGAAAAAGAAACATCGATTGAATCTATGGCAGAGGATCGTAGTGTTATCCTCAACGCTAAAACACATACCGCTGTTGATAATTTCGAAGGCGTATTTGGTATGCCAAATCTAAATAAACTAGACACACACTTAAAATGTCCAGAATATAAGGAAGGTGCTAGTATTGCAGTAGTTAAACAAGAACGCAATGGTGAAGAGATTCCAACTGGCTTGCATTTTCAAAACAGTACAGGTGACTTTGAAAACGACTATCGTTTTATGAACACAGAAGTTATTAACGACATGTTGAAAACTGTTAAGTTCAAAGGTGCTAAATGGGATATCGAGTTTGAGCCTACTGTAGCAAGCATTCAAAAATTAAAATTCCAAGCGGCCGCACACACCGAAGAGCCAACATTCCAAGTTACTACAGATGGTAGCAGTTTAGTGTTTAGTTTCGGTGATGCTAGCACACACGCAGGATCATTTGTCTTCCAAGGCGGGATTAATGGTAAATTAAAACAAACTTGGTCTTGGCCCGTAAGTTCAGTAATTAGTATTCTAAACCTAGCTGGTGACAAAACTATGCGTATTGCAGATGCTGGTGCAATGCAAATTACAGTAGACAGTGGTATTGCAATATATGACTATATTCTACCAGCACAAAGCAAATAATTATGTCTCAAGACCAGATATTATTAGCAGTTGCTTTATGGTTAGTATTAATGATTATATGCTACTCACATAGCGGTTGGCGCAATATGCGTGACTGCTATATGATGTGGTTTACTAAAGAATACTGGACCAGCTATAATACTATTGAATTTATCAGCTGGTGGGCTAAGGCAATCATTATAGTTCCTGGATTAATTTTTAATATTCAAATCTGGGAATTATATTATCTAACATTAGCAACTAGTGTTTCTCTTATCTGGGCTAGTCGTAAAAAAGCTCTACCTACTCTAGTAGGTTTTAATACCATGTGGGCTTGGTTAAGCCTTATGGTACTAGTACAACATTGGATAACATGAATAAAAATTTAACAGCCACACAAAACGATTACGCATATTTCCTTCCAGCTACATCAGGATTTTATAGCACATATATAGGTAAACAACGTTACGGTAATTATGTTGATCCTGCTCGCATACCTGCAAGTTTTAAAAACGGTGTAGAAAGCCTTAACTACCTAGAACCAGATAAAGGTGCGTTTTACTACGACCATTGTTTGTATAGTGCTGGACATGCTAATTTAGATCTTAGCAAACAAGACGATGGTGAAGATATGTTTCGCAATCGCGACCGTAGTACTAGTTGGGTGTTAGGTGATTCAGGTGGATTCCAAATTGGTAAAGGTGTATGGGCAGGTGAATGGCGAGATCCTACTGGCCCAGAAGTTGCGGCAAAATGGGCAGAAGTTCGTGCTAAAGGTATTGAACTTGTTCCACAACTAGATGCAAGCGGTAATCCTAAGCTAGATAAAAACGGCAATCCTAAAATGACTAAGATTGATCACGTTAAGAATTATCAAGCGCAATTAGATGCGGCACAAAAGAAACGTGAACAAGTTTTAGCGTGGATGGATTCGTTAATGGATTACGGCATGGTACTCGATATTCCAGCATGGGTTGAACGTAGTCCTGTTGGTAAGAAAGCTACTGGAATTGAAACATATCAACAAGCAGTTGAAGCTACAAAATATAATAACGAATATTTTATTAAACATCGTACAGGTGCTTGTAAGTTCTTAAATGTACTACAAGGCGAAAATCACGCACAAGCAGAAGATTGGTATCAGCAAATGAAAGATTTTTGCGATCCAAAGAAATATGACAAACCGTTTAATGGCTGGGGCATGGGCGGCCAGAACATGTGTGATATACACTTAACTTTAAAACGTATAGTGGCATTGAGATTTGATGGCTTACTTGAAAAAGGACATCAAGACTGGATGCACTTCTTAGGTACAAGTAAACTTGAATGGGCTTTAATTTTAACAGACATACAACGTGCTGTTCGAAAATATCATAACGATCAATTTACAATTAGTTTCGACTGTGCAAGTCCATTCTTAGCAACTGCTAATGGTCAGATTTATGTACAAACAGAAATTAAAGATCGTGATAAATGGCTATATCGTATGCTTCCTAGCTTAGACGATAAAAAATATAGTCAAGATACACGTTTATTCCAAGATGCTGTGGTTCAAGATAAACATTTTGCTAATTTCGAAACAAGTCCTATTATGGATGGAGTCGAAGTTAATAAAATTTGTATATATGGGCCTAACGATGTTAACAAAATTGGTAAAGTAGGAAAAACAAGTTGGGATAGTTTTACTTACGCTATTATGATGGGTCATAATGTTTGGATGCATATCAATGCCGTACAAGAAGCCAATAGACAATACGATGCTGGACTTTGCCCTAGTATGCTAGTCGATGAAAAATTTGACAGACTATATGCTAAAGATATTATCGATGCTATTTTTGCTACAAGCGATAGAGCAACAGCAGATTCCATTGTTGATGAATTCAGTAAGTTTTGGATGGCTATCCCTGGTACTCGTGGTTACACTGGAAAGAAAACTGTTAATGCTAGCACCAAAGCAGATGAGCATTTAATTATTGAAGCAAATTTAACTGTGGAAAAAGTAATTACTCCTAAAGCAGAAATTGTGCTTAATGACAATTTGTTTGAACTATGAAAAAACGTATAGGAATCATAGGTGCCGGTTCTGCCGG